CAACTACTGGAGAGATTTATTCTCTTGAGCAGATTGAAGCCGTCTATGGTGACGTGGATGTTGAGCCGATACGTGAGGCAGCTGATGCTGAGATGCCAGCTGGCTTTCCTCCAGTACTTGAGGTACTAGAGAAGCTATCACACAATCCACAGGTTGTCGGGCTCTACATGGAGCACCCAGCTCACAACGCTGACCTATCTAAGCTTCTATGGAAGCTAGAGATGGAGCTACTGCGCGAAGGCTTGACTCCTGAAGAGGTATTTAGCGTAGCCCGACACGCTAAGTGTAACAAGTATCACAGCCCAGATAGAGCTAAGCGTATCGATGCTGATGGTGACTTGTGGCGCGAGGTGCAGAGAGCAGCTCAGAGCTTTAGGGCAGAGGCAGAAGCAACGCCTTACGTTCCTGAGCCAATCACTACTGACGCCGGCACCGCTAGGTTCGTACCGGTTACCATCTCACTACTCACACCTGAGGAGCGTGAGGTGGTAGCCATGGAGCCAACCTTTATTGATGCCTATGTATCTTGGGCTCAGTCAAAAACTGACGGTGCACTGGGTTACCAGATTGCCGGAGCGTTTACGATACTATCATCTGTGTTCTCCGATTGGGGTTACGCTATACCTCGCTATGGCAAGATGGGCTTGAACCTTTGGTTTATGCTTCTTGGTGAGACTACTCTAACACGCAAGTCAACCAGCCGTCAACTAATGCTCAGAGTTATCCGCAAGTATGAGCAGTTCGGTGGATACCAGATTGACATTGGTTCGGATGCTACTCCTGAAGGTGTGACTGCCATTCTTGCTGAACGCGACAAGAAGACCAGCCTATTGCACCGAGACGAAGTACAGGGAATGTTCAAGGACTTTATGAACAAGACCTACATGGCTTCCGCTGCGGAGCGATTCACTGAGCTTTACGATGGTCACGTTCCGGTTGTCATTCGTTCTTCTAAGGATAAGCGACAGAGCGAACGAGCAGAGACTAACTTCATCATGTACCTTATGGGCATCACAAGCAGGACGGCAGACGTACTTACTACTGAGTACTTCCGCTCTGGTTTCTTGGCACGTTTCATCTATGTAACTGCCGATGCACCAGACAGAAGCCGTGAGCTTGAGGACATCCAACAGGCAGATGAATATGAAGTCTCTGTCAAGGATGGCGTCATGGATGACATGGTTAGCAAACTATTCCAGTCAGTAACTTACTGGCAGAAGAAGGGCAAGCCTAACCCTAGGCCTATCCGACTAAGCCAAGCTGCGCTGGAGCGTTTTAACCAGTACAAGTGGGAGATGGGTAACGTTGCAGAGAACCACTCGGAAGCAGAGTCTATCGAGCCCTCTCGCCAGAGACTGGCCCTGTCCGTATGGAAGTGTGCAATCTTGCTATCAATGGCTGACAAGGCTGAAGAGGTAAAGCTAAGACACGTCCTGATTGCCATCCACTACTCAGAGGAATGGTTCCAGAACCTAATCACAATGGCTGGTGCTATCTCAGCTTCAGAATGGCAGCGAGATGTTGACCAGCTTGAAGCCTACGTGGTTGACCGTGGTGGTCGAGTTCGATACGAAGAAGCTTACCGTAGATTCAACAACAAGAAGAAGCGTGAGTTCGATGACATAATCGAGGCACTAAGGTCACAGGCCAGGGTGCACTTAGTAATGGAAAACCGGAAGACATACTTGGAGGTGATAGCGTGAAGAACAACAACTACAGCAGGAAAGCAAAGTTTGATACCGTTAGGTTTGACGAAGATGCAGTTAAGTTTCACAATGAGAAGTACGAGCATGGCATGAAGTATCCGTTATCCCTTGCCTGCTACCAAATGACACAGATAATTAAGATGAAGGAAGAGAGGCTGAAAGATGGCAAATAGAACAGTTGCATTGTGTCTTGACCCTGGAGGCACAACCGGAGTCGCGCTACTTGAGTACGATGAGAATAGCTATGAGTTCAAAAGGACTTGGCAGATAAAGAATGGCCTCAGAGGATTCCTAGATTTTCACTGGGATGAACTTGAGGACATTAAGATAGACCAGATTATCTGCGAAGACTTCGACCTTAGGGAAGGAGTTAGGGGTATAGACCTTAGCGCAACCTATGTTATAGGAGCACTTGAGGCACTGTATCCATTCGGGCTGTACGACTTGGTGTACCAGAAGCCAAGCCAGAAGGCCCTATGTTCCGATGCAAGACTGCACAAGATGGAACTACACGAAGCCGGTAGAGGACACGCCAATGATGCAGTTCGTCATGGCATAATCTATCTCCGAAACAAAAAGCATAAGGCAATACTAAAGAACGGATGGGAGGGCGCATGAAGATTCTATTCCTAGACATCGAAACAAGCCCACTAACAGCACACACCTGGGGCCTATGGGACCAGAACATATCTATCGGCCAGATTATCAAGTCCACTGAGATGATGTGCTGGGGTGCCAGATGGTACGGCGAGAAGAAGGTGCACTTTGCATCAGCCCACCACGATGGTAAAGAAGAGATGCTCAAGAAGGTTCACGCTATGCTGGACGAAGCTGATGTATTAGTCGGCTGGAACTCTAAGGCATTTGACAGCAAACACCTGAAGCGTGAGTTCATCGAGAACGGAATGCTGCCACCTTCGCCCTACAAAGAGATGGACCTTATGCTTACTGTGAGGTCTCAGTTCAAGTTCCCTAGCAACAAGCTGGACTACGTATCACAAAAGCTAGGGGTTGGAGCTAAGGTAAAGCACTCCGGCTTCGACCTTTGGCTAGGCTGCATGGCTGGCAACAAGAAGTCATGGGTTGAGATGAAGAAGTATCAGATTCAGGACGTCGACTTGCTGGTTGACCTCTATGAGAAGCTGAAGCCTTGGATTCCTAACCACCCACACACGGCTCTCTACGACGGCATAGAAGGTGGCTGCTCTACTTGTGCATCTTTGAACCTGCAGAAGCGTGGCGTGGCTCGTACCATCTCTGGGACCTATCAGAGGTTCCAGTGCCAGGACTGCGGTAAGTGGCAGCGTGGTCCAATCTCAATTAACAGAACAACTACAAGGCCAATATGATTCGACGCTGGTTTGCGAAGCTGTTTAGAAGAAAAAGAGAAAAGGCAATAACAGAAGAAGTACTTGCGATGCTTGGAGAGGAAAGCGAGTACATAGGCTATACAATGATGGATGCAAAAACCGGAATGATGCTATCAGTTTTAATGGTATGCGGTTGCGGAAGCCCGGTAGTTCACAGAGGAGAGGAAGAAGGTTCGTTCTCCTGCGAGCATTGCGACTACCCTTGCGACATCAAGCCATGTGAACTGTGTACCGCGCACTTTTTGTTTAATGCAGAAGAGGTAAGAGAAGAGTTTCGGCAATACCAACAGCCGGAAGAAGAAGAATAAAAGAATGCAAAAAGCCCCCTGTCACCTCTGCAGGGGGCTTTTTGCTTGTCGGGTTTGTTCCTCTGTAAACGCCTTAGAAAACTAAGACAGTTATTTCTTAACGCTCGTGGTGGTTACCACAGAGGTCAAGAGAGATAGTAGAGCAGCTCCGCCAGCAACACTAAACAGGTTGACATAATCGATGGTCAGTAGCCCAATGCTTCCAGCACCGAGTGCTGCGATAGCGGTTTGAGCAAAAGTTTTAATAGCTCGTTCAGCACTGTAGCTGACAAACTCCTTTGTAATTAGTTTCATTAGTAATCCGTTCCTTCGTTTTTGTATAGCTTGACATCTTCATAAGATGCACTCAAGGTGTAAGCTGTCGTAATGATGGAGATGAGTGAGACTCCGCCAGTTATTAGTGTTACCCCTACTCCCCATTGGTCAATAAGGAAAGTCAACGCACCAAAGATAATCATGGCAAAACCTAAGCGGTAAGAGCCAAAGATTACCTTGCGCCTAAACTTCCAGTCGGGACCGGAAGCAGACTCAGGCTCATCCTTTAGGAAGAACACGCCATCAAGCATTTTTATAAGGGTCTTTTGCAACATTCGCATACCTCTCGTACAGGTCGCTTTACATTATCTAGGATTAGCTTGTAAACGTCAACTTTATCAGACGTTACACCGAACACACCCTTGAGGGTTCTCGACGCTGTCACGTGGACGTGGGGCCCAGAACTTTGACCACTGTTACCGAGGACTCCTACAGTCTGACCCTTGCGCAGTTTCTGCCCGACCCTATATCCGGGCTTGTTATCCATGTGGCAGTAGCCTAAGTACCAGATGATTCCATCTTTGTCCATAGCCGTCTGCACCACCACCCAGCCGAGCACTTCACTAAACTGGATAAGATGAATAGTTCCTTTTGCAATTGCCGGTATGCGTGTGCCGAGTGGTCTGGCCCAATCGGTGCCTGAGTGTGGCTGCATACCATTTGCTCTGCGATAGGCAGACATCTCTCCATAGTGAGAGGTTATGTATTTTGCGTCGTAAACCAAACGCCAATCTGAAAGTCTTTTAGACATTATTAAATCCCGCCCATGTTCATTATTGCAAATACAATTGCACCAATGCCGGCGGTCAAAGAAGCATACGCTACCTTTTCAATCCACTCAAACTTTGCTTGCCTGACCTCCAGCTGGTTAACTCGCTCAACAATTCCTTCTAGGCTTGACATCTTAGTTGTCAACTCTATAAGTAGATTCTGGCTTTCTATCTGCTTTTCGTAGAGCATCTGTAAAGTTACCCTTGCGTGTGGCTGGTCTGAGTTATCTTCAAAAGGCATTAGCTAACCACGCTCCATACTAGATTTATTGTTTGTGTTCCGCTGCCATCTATACGGTATACGTTTACAGTGCAGCCCTCTG